AAGCAAACGGATGTGACCAAGTTTCCGCCTGCCTTTACGGAAGCCCTCATCGCCCGCCTCGCAGCAAAGATTTCCATGCCGCTCACGCAAAAAGGCGAAATCGCACAGGCGATGGCAACCCTTGCCGTCGAAACGATGATGCGCCCAAGCATCCGCATTCTCATCGAAAAATCCGCCAAGCCTCGCACCACCACCGCCGCCAACTCGGTTTCCGAAATCTGCCGCCAAGCCATCCTTCGCGTGGGCAGCGCCGATTCGTTCAAGCCCTTTGGCGAACCCATGGCGCTGGCGACCAGCCTCTACGACCAGACCCGCAACGAAGTGCTGTCGGACTACGATTGGCAGTTCGCCCGGTCGCAATCCACCATCACCGCCGATGGGCAGGCTCCAGCATTCGGCTACACCAGACGCTACGCTTTGCCCACCGGCACCCTCAAGGTGCTTCGTGTCAACGGCGTGGACGAGGACGAGAACTTCGGCAAATGGGAGATTGTTTCCGGTTACATCCACACGAACGAGGTTTCGCCCATCCAAGTCGAGGCCATTTCCATCGTTTCGGATGTCACCAAGTATCCGCCGGTCTTCCTCAATGTGCTGATCGTCACCTTGGCCATGAAATTGGCGCAACTTTTAGAGATGGGTTCTCCGCAGGCAATGCCCTCTAAATGAAGGAGCAATTCTTCCAAGAACTTCAATACCTAGTCTCTCAACCGGCGCTGAAGTCGGCGGTTGAGAGCAGGGCGGCATTCCGCCCAGCCGTCTCGATTTCCGAAGACGAACTTTGCCGCCAAGCGATCCTCCGCATCGGCACCGGCGAGCAGTTCACTTCCAGCAGCCACGCTCTCCTCCTCGCCAAGTCTCTTTACCCGCAAGTCCGCGATGCCCTCCTCCTCGCCGGGTCATGGACATGGGCGATGAAGTCCACCACGGTGGCCGAAACCCTCCCGCGCCCGGAATACAAGTGGGCTTACCGCTACGCCATTCCCTCCGACTGCCTGCGCGTCTTCCGGGTCAACGACTACGACTACTCGACAGGCGACTCCGCATGGGAAGTGTCGGGCAATTTCGTCCTCGCCAATGCCGATTCCGGCTCGCCCGCATGGGTCACCGGTCGCACCTATGAAGTCGGCAATGTTGTCTCCAACAACGGCGCGGTCTACCGCTGCCTGGTTGCCGGATCGACCAAGCAACCCGGCGTGTCCGCCAGTTGGACGACCGATTGGGATGTCTGGCTCGGCACGGCGATCACGCTGGAATATGTCAAGAAAGTGACCGAGGTCACCCTCTTCGACTCCTTATTCATAGACTTACTCACGGCCAACCTTGCCTCCAAGCTCGCCGTTCCGCTGACCGGCGATGCCAACAAAGCCGCGCTCCTCGCGAAGGAAACCGAACTCCTCGGCAAAAGCCCCGCGATGCGCCGGGACTCCACCGAGCGCAAAGGCAAGATCAAACCGGCGTGGATGTCCTCCAAACTCGTCTCCTCCCGCAATGGCGGCGATGGGGTCGATGCCGCGCAGGTCAGCGGAGGCGGTCCCGCAGGCGGCGTTAGCTACCCTTCGCTCCTCGTCCAAGTCGGGGATGTCACCGCCGTTCCCGGCACCACCGCGCCATTTGTCACCAACACCGGCGCAGGCAGCACCGCCGTTCTCAATTTCGGTCTCCCTCAAGCCGGTCTCCTCGACTCGGCAAAAACCACCCTCACCGGCAACGGCACCCTCCGCACCTTCCCGGTCACCGGCCTCAAATCGAGCGACCCGAACCATGTCATTGTGGCGATCAACGGAGTCACGCAGGAACCGACGATTGACTACCTCGTCAACCAAGGTGCTGGCACGATCACCTTCGCCACCGCGATCCCCAACGGCGCGAAAATCGTCGTCGTCGCCCTCGGTCTCTACTCAGCCACTACGCAACGCGACCCGGACAACTACCTCCACTCCTTCGCCCTCAACACCGCAGGCACCTTTTCCTACTACGGCCTGCTCCTCAATTCCGACATCCCCGCCACTGGCTCCGCCGCCGCCGTGGCCAAGTGGATCATCACCCGTTCCGCCCTCTCCGCCAACGGAACCGTCACTGCCACCGCCAAGGCGACCAATGTCGCGTGGACCAACCGGGAGACCGCCACCTACGCATGACGACAATCACCGAGACCAATCTTACCCAGCAACTGGACCTCTCCCAGTTTCAGATCGTTTTGCCCGATGACAGCATCAAGCAACTCGTCATCTACCCCTCCCGGGCCGATTTTCCAGAAACCGGCAAAGAGGCCCGCATCTACCTCGCGCAGGATAGCGGCACACTCTGGCTTTGGAATGGCAGCACTTACCAGCAAGCCGCCGATCTCCCCGCGACCTTTTCCGATACGCCGCCCGCACACCCCTACACCGGCCAGCGTTGGACCACTCCTTTTGATCTCACGACCTACGAATGGTTCGCAGGCGCGTGGATCGAAAAACCAACAAACAACTAGAAAACACTACTACCATGGCAGCTATCTCATTCCCATCCAGCCCCGCGCTGAATGACATCCACACAGTCGGTTCCCGTTCGTGGAAATACAACGGCACCGCTTGGAAACTCGTCCCTCGCACAACCGATGCGGTTGTCGAAGGTTCCAACAACCTCTACTACACCAACGCTCGGGTCGCCTCGGCCCCAGCCGTCACCGCTTTGGAATCCCGCGCAGGCGCGATTGAGAGCGACATTTCGGCCATCGAGTCGGCAGCGTCGAGCCTCACCAGCCGGGTCGGCACCGCCGAGGGAGAAATTGATTCTCTCCAATCCGGCCTCTCCACCGCCCAGAGCAACATCACCGCGCTCGGCGTTCGCGTGGACGATGTCCTTTCCAATGTGGACGGGACTGCCCTTGATTCGCTATCGGAAATCGTAACCGCTTTTGAAGCTGCGGATTCAAATTTGAACGGAGCCATTTCCAGCCTCGCCGGGGCCGCCTCCACGAACCTCGCCAATGCCGTTTCCTCGCTGGAAGCCGCCGATGCCGATTTGGCCACGGACATTTCCGGCCTCGACACCCGCCTCGACACGGCGGAGAGCGAAATCAACACGCTCCAGAGCGACCTCGACGCCGCCGAATCCGCCGCCAGCACTTTGGCCGGTCGGGTGACTAGCACCGAAGGCGATATCGATTCGCTGGAAGGCCGCGCCTCCTCCTTGGAAGGCGGACTCTCCACCGCGCAGTCGAACATCTCCTCGCTCGAAAGCGGCAAGCAAATCAAGGATGTCATCTCGACAACCGCCCCGTCCCACACCGCCGGTCTCCGCTGGATCGACTCTACCGACATGGCAGAGTATGTCTCCTACAACGGAGCCTGGGTCGAAATCGACAAGCAGTAAAAAACCATGGCCGCCCTCGCGTTTCCATCCACCCCGTCAGTCAACGACACCTTCACTTCCGGCACCCGGAAGTGGAAGTGGACGGGAGCGCGTTGGCAGGTCATGCCCGTCACCATCCCGGCCTCTCGCCTCTCTGGCGAGGGGGCGGAGATGGGCGACATCCTCGTCTTCGACGGCGAGGCATGGTCCCCCGTCCCCCTCACCGAGGGCGGTTCCAACATCGCCCGCGCCGCTTGGGCAGAACCCTACCACTACTACGGCACCGCCCCCACCGGCACCGCCGAATCCTCCACCGGCTGGACGATCACCCGCATCACCACCGATGCCGATGGGTCGGTCACCGCCACCCAATCCGCCACCGGCGCGTGGTCGAACAAACAATCTCTTACCTACAGCTAAACCATGATCGCCACACCCATCCTCTCCGGTGCCTCTGGCACAAAGACCCTCGCGGCATTCACCCCGCGCCACAGCTCGCCACCAGCGACTCTGTTTGCCACTCTCGACACGCGCAACTCGGTTGCCGTCCTCGATTTTGACGATGCCACAATCGAGAGCGCGATCTTCCCGTCAATCATCCCCGAAGCGGCAGACCTCGCCAGCGGCTTGAGCGTGCGAATCACATGGATGGCGACCACCGCCACCACCGGCAATGTGCGCTGGCGCGTAGCATTGGAGCGTGGCAACACCGACCTCGATGCCGACTCGTTCGACACCGCCGCCGAGGGAAACGGGGCCGCAAACGGAACGAGCGGCATTCCTACGACGACCACCATCTCGCTCACCACCCTCGACAGCGTAGCAGTCGGCGAGCCTTACCGGATCAGAATTTCTCGCGTGGGCAGCGATGCCACAAACGACACCATGACAGGCGATGCGGAGTTGATCGCCGTCGAAATCAGGAGCGCGGCTTGATATGGCTTACAAAAGAACATCTGGATCATTTATTAGCGTAAACCAAATATCATC